CTTTGAGAATATTTTGATTCAACAATTGAGCTAACAGATTCTCGTCATTAAATTGCTGTGTTACTGCCTGCAAAATATCCGATTCAGAAATCGGATTTAATTTATCTCCAATATTAATAGAAAGCGCGAGTCTTGGAGCTTCCCCAAACACTGCTGCCGTCATTCCCAATTTAGCTACATTCAGCTTGACATAAGGATTAAAAACGATCATTTCTGATAGAATCCTTTTGTAAACATAAAATCGGACAGATTTATCATCAATTAAATTAGGCTTGATTTCACTATCAAAAAAAGCTGAATTAATTGACTTTTCATTAAAAGCCCCAGATACATTTGTTAGCGCAATTTGGTATCTTTCAATATATTCGGGACTATTTAAAAATAAGCTTTGAGCAGTTAAACTATTAGGCATTTAAGTTAGCGACGGTGTTTCGCGAAAAATTAACAAAAAAGGGATACTCAATGGTCCACCAGTAACGCTGGTAATATCGAATCGAATTTCTTGAGCAGTAGTAATAATTTGTCCTTGTCCGGATACTGTAAAATTAGCCCGGGCAGTAGTAAGAGATAGGTTAGATAGTCCTGGTATTGCCCCAAAAGAAACACCACTACCAAAGCTAAAAGTTATTGTAGCACTTCCCGCAGAAGTGCGTAAGTTTCGCACTTCTAAAAGAGTAATTTCTCTTAGAAAAGAACTAACAGGAATCTGCTGTGCAGCAGAAACGTTCGTAAGAGTTACTATCTCGCTTTGCAACCGACTAGCAACCCATCGGGCTGTAGTAATCGAATCTAAAGTATCAGTAGGCCCAAGAAATTCTTTCACAATACTAAGCTAGTAATTTGGCTACAAATCCATTCACAGGAGGTACTGCTGTAGAGGCAAAAGTTAGACGGATTGAAGTATTACTCAATCGTTCCGTAAAAACTCCTACAGTATCTCTATTACCGCTATTGCGAATTACTTCTACGCTGGGATTAGTATCAGTCAGCGTATGTGTGATCACAAACACCGTATTAGTGCCATCTCCAAAAGGATTAGTAGTTACTGATCGCCGTCTTCCGGACCAACTGGCAAGCAAGGAAGGGGTGACATATTTGGCTGTGTCTGTTCCCGCTTCTAGTTCGGCTAAAGTAGCACGCTGTACTTTACCCGATGTGGTTTCACTTGCGTCAGGAACTCCGGCCCCATGAACTTGCCAGATTATAGGAGAAGTTCCCAAAGTCACGGATTGAGTAATCTGCCTGTAAGTCACGCCCTCATCGTTATTCCCACTACCAGAGGCAACAGTTACGATTGCGTTTCTGAGTTCGGCTCCTGTACTAGCGTCAGCAGTGCGGGTAGCTGCAACAGAAGCTCCGTTCCAATTGTATAACCCGTTTTCTGTGTTATTAGTTTGATTTGCGGCAATAAAGCGAGAATTGGCTAAACTCATAGTTACCCCACCAATTGTCGAGCCAGGAGCATTTAAATTGATATTTGATGGGGCAGAAGCAAATACTGCGTCCTTGTAATCAAACCCTTCCAGAAGAGCATTTAAAGTACCAAAATTGACCAAATCGTTAGGATTTTCTGGGGCAACAGAAGCCCGAATTTTTCCCTTAAATTCGGTGTCAGACCAAAATTCGATGAATGTCATGATTTTTACCTCGATAAAATTGCATAACCACTAAAGGGGCTACTAAAAATAATTTGAGTAGTATTTAAAGAAAGGTTTTGTACAAAAGCTTCTATTTTTACTCCCCCTGAACTAAAAACTTGAGTCTGTGGCTCAAAGCCTAAATTATGAATAATTGTCCAGGTTGCAGATGCAGGCGATTGAGTATGCTTGTAAAAAGCACTTCCCTCTCCCGGTAGTCCAGGAGAACCCCGAACATCAACAGCAGAGCTAATTGAAGAAACTAATCCAGATATCCCAATATACCCACCCGTTGCTGGAGGAGTACCTGAACCTCCTACCCAATTAACTACCTGAAAAACCCGGCGATTACCATCAGTAACTAGGGACAAAATAGGCGACCATCCAGCACCTCCAAGAGTAGCTGAAACAATTACTTGCCTAGAACTTCCAGTTATTTCAATTGGCATCAAACTTCCCCCCTAACGACTACGGGAATTAAATCTAGTCCTAAAGGTTCAACAACGAGCCGATTAGCAATAGTTTTAGATGCCTCTAAGTCAGCTTGCCAGTAATCTCTTCCCACTTTTGGCTGTCCGATTTCCTTAAAAGCGACAGGAGTAACGTCCATCTCAGCAGTGATATTGCTATCGATAATTAAATGAAAATAAGTATAATTTTGATATTCAATTGGGTCTTCTCCCTCTTCATAAGCAGGTAAAATAAAATTGCCAAATTGCAACCCATCGATCCGACCGACTGCCATGCGATCTTCTCCAAATTGCTTTGCTACATAAAAATTAATGTTCCATGTAGTAAAATCTCCCTGAATAAAAAACTCCTCATCCCAAGTCGAACCCTTTTTAATCTCAATAACAATTTCACTGGCAATCGTAGGATACGATTGCCCTTTAAGAAAATAGTTACCAGTAAGGACTTTTTGAGCCATCGATGAGATGTGTACTGTTTCTTGTATTATTATATCTTGAATTTTCTTTTTTGAGATATAATTAAAAGGAAAACATATTTACACCGCCGCGCTCTTTTATACCGCACCCGGGAGCGCGGTTATTTTTTTGTCTTGACAATTCTATTAAGACTATGAGAGAATTTTTTTAAAGATTGACTTGGATTACCGCCCTACGAGGGAGCGGTATTTTTTTTATCTATCCGTATTACATATACTACAAATACTACAGAGCGGTTGTTAGGTTGTAGATAGATTGTTAATAAGGTTATCGACAATCGAAACCCTTGCTGAGTATAGGCTTTAGACTTTGTAGATATTGTCGATGCCTTATAGAGGAAAAGAGAGAAAAGAAGATATACAGCAAAGTCAGCAATAAAAGTGATTAAACGCAAAACTGACTCTATTGACAAAAAGCCGTATTTTGGGGTAATTAGAGGATTTTAGAGGCGAGAAGTGCTTTATCGCTAATTTGTTCTTTTTGTAATTCAATTGTTAATAAGGTTATCTACAATCAAAACCCTTACCCCGACTAGGTTTTAGGCTTTGTAGATATTGTTGATGCTCTATGGAGAGAAAAAAGATAAAGAAAACAAACAAGGTCAACAATAAGAAAACACCAGGCTCAACAGTAAAACAAAAAAATACACACGGGGTAATCATCAACAATATCAACAAAGAAGTACAGAAATAATGAAAGCTATATATATCAATACTTTTATCCTTTTTATTTTTGTTAATAAGGGTATTTACAACCTATTTACAAACTAACAATCTAATTAATCGAGGTCAGCAATAAGAACACAAAAAAATAATATTGGGGGATAGCGTTAACAACATCAACAAAGTCTGAAACCTATATATATCAAGACTTCCATTGTTAATATCCTTATCTACAATCTAATTACAAACCAACAAACAAAAAACCCCTGTAGTCTCTACAGGGGTTAGCTTTATCAGTTATGTACCAGTTATGGTGTCAATTTCTGTTTTTTATTTTAGCAGTAAACAACCTTGTTTACTGATTTTCCCCTAATATCCCCCCATTAACTCGATTTGTTCCTCTAGAGTAGAGTTCTCGCTCTCAAGCTTTTTAATTTGGTCTTTTAAGCCGAGGATTTCATCGATAAGTAATAAGACAAAATTAATTACACAAATAAGCAATAATATGTTAAGCTAGAGAGGCTGTAGATTAATTTCGATTACTTATGATATTTTTCAGAGAAATAAATTCTCTTTCCGCTAAATTACTGAAACGAATTTATTGCCAAAGTAAAAAATTGCAGGTGCGTCAAAGAGCGCATTGTCTAATCTTAGCAAATCAAGGCACAAAAGTAGAAAATCTCATGCAGATTTTTCAGGTAAGCCGTAAAACAATTTACAATTGGTTTGAGAGATGGGAATCAGAGGGTCTGGTAGGATTGTATAATAAACCAGGAAGAGGTCGTAAACCAACCTTTAATTCTGAACAGAAGGCCAAGATTAAAGAATGGACACAACAAGAACCAAGGCAATTAAAACAAGTGTTGGGAAAAGTGGAAGATGAATGGGGAATTAAAAGTAGTAAAAAAACCCTTCAAAGAGTTCTTAAAACCCTGAAAATGAGTTGGCATCGTATGCGTAAAGCAGTAGGCGGAAAACCAGAACCTGAAGAATATCAACAAAAAAAGGCACAGCTTGAAGAATTTAAGCAACTAGAAAACGCAGGAAAAATCAACCTATATTACTTAGATGAAGTGGGATTTAGTCTCGTCCCTTCTGTCCCTTATGGTTGGCAAAATATCGGAGAATACTTGACTATTCTTAGCCGTCACAGTCGCCGATTAAATGTTTTGGGAATCATGAATCGAAAGAATCATCTTGAAACCTATGTTTCTGAGCAAAGCATTAATTCTGATGTAGTTATCGCTTGTATTGATACGTTTTTCCCCTCAGTAGACAAGCCAACAGTGATTGTTGTTGATCAATCATCTATTCATATCAGCGATGCTATTCTTGACAAACTTGAAGAATGGCAAGAACGTCAGATTACTATCTTTGTATTGCCATCTTATTCGCCTCAG